ATTCTGGTATTGTAACCACCAGTTACTGTAACTGAAGCATCAATAGCGTGGCGCCTATACCGACGAAACTCGTTTGTATCTGAGTAATTGGCACTAAATATATTAATGTAAGGTGTATACACCCATCCTTCATTAGCCGTTTCGCCGGATGCACTCCATGATTGATTTGATACAAAACCTGCGTAATTACCACCAAACTCCGTAAGTGCCACAAACGCAGTACCTTGAATAACAGAACCTTTTATCGTTGAACCATTTATCAATGCACCATCAATGCTTCCGCGTGCTTTCAGATTGTTTATTTCCACAACACCATTTTGGAGTATTTGCCAACCTGACTGATCTACTACAAAGTCATCTGAAGTAACGTCACCACTAAAGACAGCAGCAGAAGCAACATTTAAGCCATCCACATTAATGTAATCTGCCGTCAGTTTGCCGTCTGTAAATAAGAGTGAACCATCATCAGCACGCAGTTTATTAAACGTCAGTGATTGGATCACCGCTTCATCAATGAATGTCTCACCGTCCTTGACAATAAAAGGCTTAACCTTGTTGGCCTGGGTACGTCCCACAAAGAACGTATCCACATCAAACCCTGCAAGCACTTCACTGCCATCGTTGTAAACACCGAAGCCACCAATCAGACCATTCACATTCACCTTGGTTGTGTACAAGGCACCAATGTTGGTGACCTCACCATTAAGCGTGTCAATGCTTGTCTGGGCGTTTGTTTCTACCTGGGCAATCTCACCGCCAAGTGTGGACTCAAGCGTTGTCACACTCTGTGCCAGTACCTCATCGGCTGCGGCCCGTACCGTTTGTTCTTCCAGTATCAGCGCATTGGAATCATCCATCTGTGCAAACAGAACGTTGACCTGATTCACAATCGTAGAGTCGGCCTCCGTCCGCTGTGTGATCTCTTGACGAACCAGGGTGTCTACATTAGCAAGATTGATCTCAAGGTCACTGTACTCCAGCAACAGGTCACCGTTAGCTGCAATACGGTTAGCAGTTTCTGTTAACAAACCGTCTTTGGTAGTCGTGATAGACGCAATCTCAGATTTCAGTGCCTGACCCAGTACCGAATTATTAATGCGACCGGTTAACCCTTGGATCACCTGTTCAATCGTAGGTCGAGCCATGGCCCACGCAGGTCCAATCACATCACCCACTGTCCCGTTCACCGAAACATGTTGGACCCAGTAGTAATAAGTAACAGCCGCGTCGGTTGTGGACTTGTCGTAGTACGAATCACCGGTAACGGTTCTAAAATTCACCTTCGTAGCAGGATCTTCGTTCGTGCTTCGATACAGTAACGTGTGTGCGACCGCTTCTGGATTAAGCAGTGGATAGGTCCACGACACATCAATGCCACCAAACTCCGGCACTGCGGATACCTGCGAGTTACTTAAATCTGGATCACCTGGTTGGGGAAAGTTCCCTGAACCAGTACCACATACATTTGACATACCTGCACACCTACATAACCAATTTGTAGTCATTGTACGGATATACGTTTTGGTTGCTTTAAATATTCACGTACCTTACTCCCCCCTTGAGGTCAAGTAGCACTGATCTTAAGTTACATTCTGCATTAGGAGCTTTAATGCCTACACCCAAAGTAAAAGCTCAAATACGTACAAAGAAGACCACATACACCGTCGATTACCCACAAGCAATAGCTGCCGCAAGGCGTCAGTTCTCTACTCTGTGGAGTGCTGAAGAACTTGGCGTAGAGAAAGACGAAAACGACATCCGAACCATGATGACTGACGGCGAGCGTCACGGCATGATCACCGTACTCAAACTGTTTACCCAGTATGAGTTGGATATTGGTGCTGAGTTTTGGTCGGGTAAGTTCACTCGCTTGTTCCCGCGTCCTGACATTCAACGTGCGGCCAATGCTTTTGCGTTTACAGAGTTGAACAGTCACGCACCGTTCTACGATCTCATCAACAAAACGCTGAACCTGGCAACCGATGAGTTCTACGACTCGTGGAAAGAAGACCCCGTACTGGTGGACCGTATCAACTTTGTAGAGGAACACTTGGAAACCCAAGACCCTTACAAGTGCCTGGCTGCGTTCAGCTTTATGGAAGGTGCAGTACTGTATTCCAGTTTTGCTTACCTCAAGTCATTCAACGTTGGCGGTCACAATATGATCCCTCACGTTGCAGCCGGCATTGATGCGTCGTGCAAAGAAGAACACAGCCACTTTCAATTCAGTTCATGGGCGTATCGCCAGCTCATGCTGGAAGAGACCGACCTTGGCTTGATTGGTGATGACGAAAAGACTCACATGGAAACCATGTGTCTTGACATAGCCCGCACCGTTTATGAACACGAACGCCTCATTGTTGACAAGATTTTTGAGCAAGGCGGTATCCGTACCATCACCAAAGAAGAAATCATGCACTTCATACGCAACCGCGTTGACGTGGTGTTGCAAGGACTTCACTGCCCCAAACTGTTTAACGACGAAGACGGTGTGGTTACCGAATGGTTTTACGACGCCCTATCCACGTACAAGTACGCCGATTTCTTTGCCAACAATCAGATCCAGTACGTCCGTAACTGGAATAAATCCGATCTAGTATTTCAATCCAACGCACTGGAAATGGTATGAGCGTAACGTACGAACAGTTAAGCGCAGAACGCAAAGCAGGACAGGCCACAGGCACTTTCCCTGACTGGTACACCACACAAGCTTACCAAATGTTCCAAGCCAAGTACGCAGTGCCTGGTGAGAGTGGTTTACGTGACCGTCATCAAACGGTCGCAAACACTCTATCCAAGTACATGCCTAACGCAGAAGCCTGGTCCAAGAGCTTTATGGAGATCATGTGGAAGGGCTGGTTCAGTCCTGCGTCACCTGTTCTGGCCAACACAGGTACAGACCGTGGTTTGGTCGTGTCCTGTTCTGGACAATACATCGGTGACTCTGTGGACAGTTTTTACACAAACGTCCACGAAGCCGCCATGTTGTCCAAGATGGGCTTTGGTTACTCGGGCTACTTTGGAGATGTACGTCCCAGAGGCACTGACATCAGCGTAGGTGGCAAAGCGTCTGGCGTTGTGCCGGTTATACAAGACTTCGCCACCATGGCGTCCAAGGTCTCTCAGGGCAGTCAGCGACGAGGTAGCTTTGCGTCTTACCTTCCCATCGACCATGGCGACTTTCACGAGCTGCTGGAACTGATGGAAGCCGAACCAGATGGCCTTAACCTGGGCTGGAATGTCTCAGACGCCTTTGTTGAACGTTTGAAGACCGGTGACAAAGACGCCAACGCCCGTTTGATTGCGGCTCTGTACGCCAAGCTGGTGACCGGCCGTGGTTACTTCTTCAAACCTGACGAAGCCAATCGGCACCGGCCGCAGGTGTACAAAGACCTGGGCCTGGACATCAAAGCCTCTAACCTGTGCAGTGAAATCATGCTGCACTCGTCAGAAGACCTGACGTACACCTGTGTACTGTCTTCGATGAACCTGGCCAAGTGGGACGAATGGAAAGATACGGACGCTGTGTACATCGCTACGGTCTTTCTCGACTGCGTTGTGTCGTACTTCATGGATCAGAGTGAAGGCATCCCAGGCCTTGAGAAAGCCCGCAAGTTTACCGAGAAAGGTCGAGCCATTGGTTTGGGTGTCATGGGCTTCGGTACTTACCTACAGAGCCAGATGATTCCGTTTGAGTCTGTGCAAGCTCACATACTGAACAACAAGATCTTCAAGAAGCTCCACGATGAGTCTCTGCGGGCCACACAGTTCCTGGCACAGACACTGGGCGAACCAGAGTGGTTGGTAGGGTACGGTCAACGAAACACACACAGGACAGCTCTGGCGCCCACAAAGTCCACAGCGTTGCTGATGGGTGGCGTATCCGAATCGGTCTTCCCAGACCCAGGCATGGTGTTTGAAATGGGATCGTCTGCCGGTGGCATGAAACGCATCTCCAGTGTGTTTTACAAACTCATGAAGGAACGCGGGCAATACAGCAAGGAAGCCATTAAAGATATAAACCAGAACATCGGATCGGTGCAGCATCTGAGCTGGCTTACGGATGACGAAAAGATGGTGTTCAGAACATCCTTTGAAGTGGATCAGGAAACCATTTTACGCTACGCGAGTATGCGCCAAAAGTGGATATGCCAAGGTCAAAGCCTGAACTTTTTCGTATCAGAAGATGGAGATGAGAAGCGGATTGCGCGTCTGCATTCTAAAGCTTTGCTTGATCCAAACATCCTGAGCCTTTACTACATTTACTCACGTAGTGGTGTAGTGATTAATGATGAATGCATGGCTTGTGCTGCCTAACCCAAGCTAACCCAGGGTATGACGTGAGTGAAGGCGCAGCCGAAACGTAGCGTCATACCCTGTTTAACAACATATGACAATCTTTCTTACCTACCTTATTGATCCCTCTGTACCCTCTGCATGACTACGCACTCCTCGCTACGCTCCGGGTGCTTGCCATGCTCCGGGTCCACGGGATCACTCCAATTCCATTTTAAGGACATTGGTTCATGGGTTCTCCGAACCCTTTTGTGATCTGTTAGGGAGTTGGTCTGTTGAGGGATCTGCGTCAACAGATCCCAGGGAGTTTCACTCAGGGTTCACAGAACCTTGGGGGGAACTCCCCCTATAACTACGTCGTTTATGAAACCACGCTAAGTAGAGGAATTTATTAAAGAAATACCCAGTATTGATGATATGCCCTCTCTTAAAGCTCGATTGGGTAAATCCCGAACAGACCGAGTGCGTTACACCGGCAACGCCGACCCTACGCACCAAAGATGTGCAACCAATATACCGAACATTGTCATCTCAGAGATGCAGTTCAAACGTCCTACGGACTATGGTTGCACTATCTCAGATATAATTTACGGTGCTGCCCATATGGATTCAGGTAATAGCTTGCCTCTTAGTGTTAATCGCATTTACAACGTACTCCAATCTATTGAATTGATTAACACACGCGAAGTGATGGTCATGATGGCAATAGACAAACGCCAGGCTCAGCGATACGTCCGTGCTATTAAGTTTGTCATGCCTTACCTCACTTCAATAATTAATTCAGATAAATAAACCCCGCACTATTACTTTTATAATTTAGATCTGTTTTAATGCTTACCCCCAAATTAAACAAAGGACAAGTATGACTCAATGTCGTTCTATTGGCTGTATATCGCATGATGTAATCTTCGATGAAGAAGAAGATTTCTGCCCTGCTTGTAGTAATAAACTGTACATAGAAGCAAAATCCTACGGGTTTATCGCAGACCAACCGGAGTCAGTCCCTACATCTGTAGGAGGTGACAACGATTACTGGCTCGTAGACATTCCCAACCCTAAAAGGCTAGAGCCTTACACTGTCGAGTGTGAAGACATTATCGAAGCCCTCAACATGACCTTCCAGGAAGGCGAAGCTATCAAAGCTGTCTTTCGTAAATGCAAAGCCCGAATGGGTGACGGTAAGCCCGACGACACTCCACTACGTAACGCACAAAAAGTAGCTCACTACGGTACCCGAATGGTTGCCATGGAAGAACGTGAGCTGGAATGCGACTCTTAATTTTCAAATACTTCCCCCGTTTTATGGTTGGCATGTGTGCTATGCGAATCAATAAATGGGGTGAAGTCAAACTCAGGTTAGTGGTGGGCTCTGTTCATATGACATCCACCACTGATTTTAAACTTGCCGAAGTTGAATTCCTAAACCTATTTGGCTTCGTACTGTTCCCCCGCATTATTAATATTTACACCCCTTAGATAGCGAGTACCTACACCGTTATTTATTTATCCAAAACAAACAGGATTTACTGTTATGCGTAAGTATCTGAACGCGACTAACGTGCCGCTATCTGTTGCTGTGTTCTTAGCAAATGACACCTATGATCACGAAGAAAATGTGGTCAGTGCCACCAAGCTCATAAAGTCGGTACGTCAGCTCATACTCGGTGGCCGAGTGCCCCAGGAAAAATCCCTGGTGGATATTAGTGGCTTGTTCAAAAGCCGTATGGGCACCGCCCTACACGACTCAATCGAACGGGCCTGGATAAACAACTACGTGAGTGCTATGGAAGCTCTGGGCTACCCCAAGGGCGTCATTAGTAAGGTCCGTATCAACCCGGCTCCAGACTCCACAGAAGCAGACACTATCCCGGTGTACCTGGAGAAACGCTCCTACAAGACCGTTAATGGTCAAAAGGTTTCCGGCAAGTTTGACTTTGTGGCTGAGGGTCGTGTTGAGGATTTCAAATCAACGTCTGTCTATATGTTCACCAAAGGCACCAAGGATGAGGAATTCCAACTCCAAGGCTCAATTTATCGTTGGCTTAACCCTGACATTATTACTGATGATGTCATTGCCATCAATTTCCTCCTGGTCGATTTCATGCCGGGTCGTGCCGCCAATGATCCGAGCTACCCCAAGTCCAGCACACCGCAAAAGTTAATCTCTTTGATGCCGGTGGCTGACACAGAAGCGTACATCGCTAACAAGCTGAGCCAGCTTAAACGGTATCAAGACGTACCAGAAGAAGACCTACCAGAGTGTTCCGACAAGGATTTGTGGCGCTCTGACCCGGAATACAAATACTACAAGAACCCTGAAAAACGAGCCCGTTCCACTAAAAACTTTGATGCCAAACAAGATGCGTATTCCCGCATGGCAGCAGACGGTGGCGTAGGCATTGTTGTCGAAAAACCCGGTCAAGTACTGGCTTGCAAGTACTGCCCTGCCTTCCCCATCTGTAGTCAAAAAGACGAACTGATCGCAGACGGTTCACTCCAACTTTAAGGACACACACTCATGACTGATGAATTTAGGATACGTCCCTACGAGGAGATGGAACATCACCCCGTAGCCGATAAGCTGGCACAAATACTGTGCCAAAAAACCCAGAACACCAATCCATTGTTCTTTCGAGTCTTAGTGGGTTACTACTTTTCTGTCATGGCTTCCATGATGCGCACCACAATCATCACTCATGACCGTGGCGCAATTCCCGTTAACCTGTACGCCATTAACTTGGCAACGTCAGGTGCTGGTAAAGGCCTGTCTACGAATATGATGGAAGAGCAAGTTGTTGGTCAGTTCCAGCAACGGTTTACCACCGAAACTTTTCCGCTCCTGGCCGAAAACAACCTGCCTAAAATCGCAATACGTCGAGCCAGTTCGGAAGGTACCGATCCAGATGAAGAACTTGAGCGGACCAAAGCAGAGTTTAAGGCCCAAGGTGCGTTGCTATTCTCTTTTGATAACGGTACTGAAGCCGCCCTTAAACAGGCCCGATACAAGCTGCAAATGGCAGACGCCGGCGCTCTGAACCTTCAGATTGATGAGATTGGATCAAACCTCAGCAGCTCTGGTGAGGCCTTGAACGCTTACCTGGAGCTTTACGACGTAGGTAAGATTAAGCAGAAGATGACTAAAAACACTAAGGAAAACGTTCGAGCTGAGGATCTGCAAGGCAACACACCTACCAATATGATGTTGTTTGGTACGCCCAGCAAACTCTTTGACGGCGGCAAAGTAGAGGAAGAGTTCTATTCCTGGGTCGATACGGGTCTAGGCCGGCGTTGCCTATTTGGCTACGCTAAAGGTCATGAACGAAACACCAGTATGACCGTAGACGAGGTTTACGATCTGCTGACCAACACCGACACGGATGCCTACCTGGAAAACATATCGGATCACTTTGAAGCATTGGCCGATATGATCAACATCAACAAAAAATTGGTAATGAGTGAGCGTGTTGCCAAGCTGTTTATCCAGTACCGGTTAAATTGTGAGCAACGTGCAACGCACTTTCGTGAACACGATGAAATGCGTAAAGCCGAAATGGCTCACAGGTATTTCAAAGCCACCAAGCTGGCTGGCGCCTATGCGTTCGTGGATGACTCGCCAGAGATCACCGAAGAAAACCTTGAGCAGGCTATTAAGCTGGTCGAGGAATCGGGTATCGCTTTCGACAACCTACTTACCCGAGACAAGCCATACGTCAAACTGGCGAAGTACATTGCTGAGTTGCAAGAAGACATCACTCACGCTGACCTGGTAAGCGATCACCGTTTTCCCAAACCAACAGTGCCCGAACTGACATGCTGAACCTGGCAATCAGTCACGGATACAAGAACAACATCATCATCAAGAAAACGTACACCGGTGGTATTGAGTTCTTACGGGGCGAAACTTTGAAGAAAACCGACCTCAATGAAATGTGCGTCAGCTACAGCCAAGACATTGCCGTAGGGTATACCAACGAGGTAGCGCCGTTTACTAAGCTGCACCAACTCACCCAGGCAGACGGTATGCACTGGGTCAATCACCACCTCAAAGGTGGACATCGCCAAGAAGACAACGCCATTGCCGGGTTCAACCTTGTCGTGATTGATGTGGATGGTGGTGTGCCAATGGCCACTGCACAAAGCCTGTTGAAAGATTACACCTCGCTGATCTACACCACCAAACGTCACACCGCCGATAAAAACCGGTTTCGTATCATCCTGCCGATCAATTATGAGTTGAAGCTGGATGCCGATGACTTCAAAGAATTCATGCACAACATTTACGAATGGCTCCCTTTTGAAGTCGATACCGCTACCAGTCAGCGTGCCCGCAAGTGGATGTCCAATGACGGCACCTACGCGTACAACGACGGGCAGTTGTTGGATGCCCTGGCGTTCATACCGAAGACCAGTAAGAACGAGGAACGCAAGCGTGTGGTGGACTCTCAGCAGTCCCTAGACAACCTGGAGCGTTGGGTGGTGAATAACACCGGTGACGGTAACCGCAACAACCAGCTCATCCGGTACGCCTTCATCTTGTTGGATGTCCAGTTTGACTACGATGAGATCCACAAGCGTGTTGCCAACCTGAACAACAAACTCGCGGACAAGCTCACCGAAGCCGAACTACTAGGCACCATCATGGTGACCATCTCAAAGGCCCTTGCTAAGCGGGCTGCATAACCAATTTTACTCAGGGGGCCTCCGGCCCCTTTTGTGATCCATAAAGAAAACACAGGAAACTTTTATGAAACAAGAAGCTGTTAACGATCACCTGGTACTGCTGGTGGGTAAATCGGCTGCCGGTAAATCCGCCTCTCTGATGGCACTGGATAAACCAGAAGGTGTCATGTATTTGAACTGTGAATCAGGCAAGCGCCTGCCCTTCCGGTCCAAGTTCAGTGAGTACACCATCACCGATCCGCACCAGGTTCACGAAGCCTTCGGTGCAGCCGAGGGTATGGACAACATCCACACCATTGTGGTGGACAGCCTGACGTACATGATGGATATGTATGAATCCCTTTACGTCCGTAACTCTACCAACGGCATGAAAGCCTGGGGCGACTTTGCGGAGTTCTTTCGAGAACTGATGCAGCAGTACGTCGCCAAGTCCACCAAAAACGTGGTCTTCATTGCCCACACGCTAGATAGCTACAACGAGGGTGAGATGGTTATGGAAACCAAAGTACCGGTGAAAGGTTCACTGAAGAACAACGGTATCGAATCGTTCTTCTCCTGCGTCGTTGCCGCCAAAAAAGTGAAGCTCAAGGATGTATCCAAGTACCAATCCAAGCTACTAACCATTACCGACGAAGAAGAGATGTTGGGTTTCAAATACGTCTTCCAAACCAAACTGACCAAAGAGACCGTCAATGAACGGCTTCGAGGCCCCATGGGTATGTTCGACAACCAAGAAACCTACACCGACAACAATATGCAGTTGGTTTTCAACCGACTCAACGAATACTACGCCTAATCCCAGGCGTAGCGTTCTAACAACACTCAATCAAATCTGAAGGAATTACCTAATGTCACTACTTAACACAGTAAACACAGATCAAGAAACTACCGAAGGCACAGACTTTGCCGGCTCAACTGGCCCACGTGAAAGTGGTCTTTACCCTTACGAAGTCATCATGGCTTGGTTTGAGAAGAAAATCAGTGGCGCCTTGTTCATGAACCTCACCTTCAAGTTCGATGACGGTGGTGAGTACAAAGAAGGTCTGTGCATTGCGTCAGGCGATGCCAAAGGCAACAAGAACTATTACGAGAACGCCAAAGGCGAGAAGCACGGCCTACCTGGCTTCAACCACGCCAACAGCCTGACACGCCTGGCTTGTGGTAAAGATGTTCTTGCACTGGATACTGAAGAGAAAACCATTGGTGTCTATAACTTTGACGCCAAAGCCGATGTCATGACTAAGGTCGAGGTGGCCATGGAATTGCTGGGCACTCGCGGCATTGTAGGTCTGCAAAAGCAAATTGTAGACAAGCAAGCCAAGAACGACAGCGGCGTTTACGCCAACACTGGTGAGACTCGTGAAATCAACGAGATCGACAAGTTCTTTCGTGAGCGCGATCAGATGACCACCGCTGAAATCATGGCCGGTGCTGAAGCGCCAGCGTTCTACGCTACGTGGGATCAGAAAAATACCGGCAAGACGCGCAACAAGGCGACTGCCACAAACGATGCCAATGGTGCGTCAGGCACTCCAGGCAAAACGGCACCAGCAGCGGCCGGTGGAGGCAAAGCTGTCAAGTCCTTGTTTGTCTAAGACAGGTTTAACCAGGGGCCATACCAGCGGTCCCTGACCTTTTCCCCGATAACTGGAGTTAATATGCAACACAACGATGTGGAAATGGAAGCGGAGATTCAGGAAAAGAAACTGGACGCTCCTAGAATCACGCTGGACTATATCAGTCAACTGGTATCTGAGCGTGTGACCTACCGGTTTGAACAACCAAAAGGTACAACCTCTACCTTCTGTCATGCTTTTCTGGATGACGCTTTTTATCTGGTTACAGGCCGTACAGCGTGTGTCTCCCTGGATAACTTCGATGCCGAGCTGGGAATGAAGTTCGCCCAACAAAGTGCGGCCAATCAAGCCCAGGACAAACTCTTTGAGTTGGAAGGCTGGCGCTTATACACGCAAAGCTGGCTGGAAGATTTCTCATGAGCAACCGTCTTAAATTTTATCAGTGCATCAAGCAAGTACACGCTGAGCCAATGACTTTCGCGCACTTCCTGACGCTACGATCAATCTCAAAAGCGGGAAACATGGACCCTCTAGCCAATGGTTATCATGTTATTTATGGTAAGGACACGGCTGATGAGTACCACTCCTGGTCGCCCAAGGCTGTCTTTGAGGAAGGCTATCTGGAAATTCCAGCCGGTACCGTGATGCCCAAGGCCAGACCGGGAGCCAAGGTTTCATGAGTCTGATCCGGGTGCTGGGCATGGACCCATCCCTGTCTAATTGGGGCTTGGCCGGCGGTCTTTATGACACCGACACAGGCGCACTGCATATCAAAGGTCTGGATCTGGTGACTCCTGTCTTCCCGACGGGCAAGCAGGTACGTCAGAACAGTAAGGATCTGGAGCGTGCTCATCAACTGGCTCAAGGCATTAAGCTGGCCGTACAGGACGCTGAGGCGATCTTTGTAGAAGTCCCGGTCGGTAGCCAGTCTGCTAGGGCCATGGCCTCTTACGGCATCTGTGTGGGTGTACTGGGTGCATTACGCGCCAACGGTACCCCGTTCTTCGAGGTGACCCCGACTGAGGTCAAGCTGGCCACGGTCGGCAAGAAGACGGCCAGTAAAGCTCAGATCATTGATCGAGCCATGACACAACACCCTGGTGACTTCTGGCCTATGCAAACCAAGAAAGGCCAACGCACCGTTATTGCCGGCAAGGCCGAGCACATGGCCGACGCCATCGGTGCCATAGAAGCTGGCATCAATACCCCGCAGTTCCAACAAACTGTTTCGTTCATAAAAGCGGCGTAAGCCGCACAACCCTTCAAAGGAACACCTAATGAAAATCAATATCACAATGGATCAGCCTAGCATCGAAGAAGCAATCCGCGACTACGTTGCCAAAAACGGTATCACCAGCCCGGTACAAGAAGTGAAGTTCACCGTTACCCGTAAAGGCGGCACCAGCATTGACGCAGAAGTTATCCTCGGTTCCGGTGCAGTAAACGAAACTACACCGGAACCTGAAGCTGCTAATACCCCGGAAGGACCAAACAATCGGGCACCTGTAACCGACAACCCCAAACCCACAGCCAAAGCAAAGCCTATTAAGCCTACGGTTACACAGGAATCTGGCCCTGAAGAAGCTGCACCTGATAATGTTAAAATGGAGGATACAACGCCTCCGTTTGAACCGGACGTTCAGGCTGAAGAGACCAATGACGAAGTTGTGCAGGAAAAGCCGCCCAGTAAAAGCCTCTTCGCATAAGGAGTAAACCCATGGCTTTTATCAAGGCTGTATTCACAGCGTTACTGGCCGGTGTTTTCACCGTGCTGGTCTTCTTTAGTACCGCCATTATATTTGTCGTTACTACGGTAGGATCACTTACCTTACTGATCGTAGGCATCTTCGTAGGTGCCTGGTATCTGTTGTGGGAATCGCAGCAGGATAGAGATCAACGTAAGAATAAGTAGTAACTAAAAAAGCCCTGGCAACATTACCAGGGCTTTTTAACACTTGATAGAAGAAAGCCCTGATAATTCAAGGCTTTCTTGTGTTTAGTTAATAAGACTCTGTGCCATGTGTGTGGTGATTCCCTCATCAACGGCACCCAGATACTCAAAGGCACCGGCCCCGAGTGGGTTGGTGTCCAATTTATTCCAGAAGCCAGACTCTATCAGGGTTGTGAAGCCTGCAAAGAAGTTAGCAAACAAACCTACTGCCAATGTCCGGCCTGGGTTATCCCGCATCAGGAACATGATGACCTTCTGGATTCTCATATAATACTTGGTAAACCAAAGTATACCCATGTCGTTCATGTACTGAATAAACCGGTGTGTCGGTATGTCGTAGTTTACGAAGGCTTCCACCGACAACTGAATTTGCTTCCTTCTCTGTCAGTGGGTTCTTCTTCCGATTAATCATGTGCTCGTACAAAGTGTACCTGGCAATAAAATCACTCAAGTGAGTACCCTGGTACATCAGCTTGTACAGCGGTGTGTCGTGAGCCATGTAGAAAAACTTACCGGTTTTCTTGACAGCCTCTGGCAACCACTGAGTTTTACTATCTACCTTACGCATCAGTTTAGATTTGTAAGAGTAGTTGTCATCTACGCTATCCACGTCCTCTACGATGGTCTGGTACATTCCTGCATCTACCAACTTCTTTACGGGATTGCGCTCCAAAGCATCAGTCAGCTCAATAATCCGAGCATTCAACTCCGGTTGAGTCTGAGCGTTGGAACCAATGTCACGCATCGTTTCCAGCTTCATCAGCTCATGCAAATCTCGCTGATAACTTATGGCTCCGTTAAAAGCAATACGATGATTCTTCACTATATCTGTAAGAGGCACGCCCATCCAAACCAACTCACTGACGTTACTGGTGGTGTTACCCAACAAGGTAAAGCCAGTTTTGATGACCAAGAAATCCTTGATTTCTTTAACCAACTCCTGCCACACGTCTTCTGCCTGACTCACCCGCAATGCCGCTTTTTTACGCATCCCAAATACCGGTGATTCCAATATAGCTACAAAGATCTTTCCCATTGCGCCACGTTCATCGGCGTTTTTATCAAAGACTGACGACAGACTATTTTTGCGGTAACCAAAGAACAAATCGACCAGATCCACCCGTACCATCATGGCTTCACGACCCCATACTTTACGGATGTCCCGCTTGGTGGCGTCCGGCAATAATTGGTAGATCTCACGAATCTGTGGATCGGTACTGTTCATGCTAATCTCGATAAACGCATCCGGGCGGCTGAAGCCTTCTTCATTGTATTGCTCATGCAAGGCTTTGATAGCTGTTTCATTGTGAGCCTTGGTGTTTACCTTATCCACAATGCTACCAGCCATAGAGCCCATCACATCCTGCATACGGTTGTTTCGTTCCAACAGGGTGTCTTTAGTTTCAGCATTCATCATGTATTGGTAATTAACCGCCTGACCGTAATTATTCATCAGCGGTACCATCTTCTGTGGAGCTTCTCGACGTGGATCGTAATTTGGATCAGGCTTAAATTGATCAGCAATCGCCGCTGCTTTATAACGCTTAATGTCTCGTAAAGTGTCTTGACGAAGCTGACCGGTTTGATCCCGAGTCACACTGGCGCCCCGTTTACGGCTACCCGTATTGGACGTTATACCGGTTACCCGAGTGTTAAGTCCACCGTCTTCTACCGTGTAAATGCGCTTTTCGCTAGAGGTGTCGGCTGAGTCATTAGGAACCAAGGCGCCTTCACGGGCACCACTGCGTACCAGGTTTTTAGCGTCTATCCCTTCTGCAATCACCAACTCTTTGTGGGAATTGTAAATCTCTTTGGTGTAACCCTTGATGAACAACCCTGGTTTGTTATCAAACAAACTTTCCATGGACCTCTCTTTCATGTTTTTGTGCATCAGCAAGGTCATCTCGATACCGCTGTTATTGCCTCGCTGAAGCTCTGTCTTCATGACTTCTGTCATCAGACCCCGGTCCTTACTAGGGCTGTATTTCAGGGCATACAATGACGCCAGCTTATCCAGAATGCCTTCAACTTCGGCGGCCTTGGCCTCGGTAATCTTGCCGGCCTGATCGGTCTCAAACAACCGAGCCAGGTTATACGCATTCTTCATCAGGTTATCTTTACGTGCAATATCAGTGACCATGTAATAGCCCAAAGTTTTAGCACCGGTTGACCAGTAATGCCGCTGAGGTCCACTGGCCTGTATCTGCTTCTCGTAGGTCGCAATGGCTGTATCCAACGCCTTATCATCCCGAACCAGTTCCAGCAGCTCTGCCTGTTTGTATGTGTCCAACAAAGCGGCCATATCGGTACGCAACAGAACCCGGGTAATGGCCTTCATATCCGCTTCAGTCAAAGTTTCTCCGGCTTCGGCATAACTTTCAAGTACGGTTTTAGTGGTCTGCTCAATAATGGTTTGACGATCTTGATCGTTTTTCTTACCCATTCGCAGCAATTCATGAGCGGTCAAGTTGGTCTCGTTAGCACCTTTAAACTCAGTAACAACCGAAGAAAGCAGGCCTTGCCGTTCCTTGAAATTACGGTTACGGACATTCTCCAAGTTGTCAAAAGTAGCCCGTACACGATCACCGGCCACCATACTAACGACAACACCCGTACCCTCAACCAAACTGTTCTTGGAGTTACGGAAAAATTTGGACTTACCAAACTCGTCTGCCTTGGCTTTCATCCCTTCACTGAGTTTGCTCAATGAACCTTCAATCGCTGAAGGGACTGCATTTCTATGTCGAGCCAAAGAAGTCAAACGACGAGACTCAATACTCACCAACTGATCCATCAGATCACTGAGCTTCTGGTCTGCCCGTTGACCGGCATAGGTCTTTGTTAACCGACCGTTAATCAGGTTAAGGAGTCGCTTGAAGATGGCCTTTAGCTGCTCACCCAGCTTCATACCTCTAAGGCTCTCAGTGTCCCGTGCAGTGGCAACCATCATCTTGCTTTGTAAAGGACGGTACGCCAGGCCCATGGCCGCAAACCGTCCCAGGAAATCCGAAGTACCATCAGCGTTCTGCTTCGGTGTGAAGATAAACCGGTACTGGGCTTCTGCTTCTGCCTGCTCATTGGGAGTGGCCTGTGACCAATCACCGTCGAACATATCCTGTGGCTTCAACTGGGTCTTAGTCTCTTTATAAAGTTTGGCCAGTTCACGATAAGCTGCTGTCGAAGAGTTCAATGACGCCTTAACCGTGGCTTCAACCTGCTCCAATACAAACGCTTCTTGCTGACTGATCTTGAACGGCTGGCCCATAATCTCGGATGCAAAGGGCAGCTTGCCCATCAGGGAGGTCAGGAACACATCTTCGCTACCATAAGTAGCACTCTGCTCGGCCTCAGCCTTGTAGGCGCCATAGGGACCGTGGAGCTGTGTAACAATACCACCCAACACCTCTTTCAGGTGTTCGTTATACGAGGGGTCCAGTGCTTCTGTCTGATACCGGCCCAATGCGTCAAACACTTGCTCCGAGCTGTAGGCTTTCACAACATCAAACGGGTCAGTACTTTGCTGGTTCTGAGTCTTCTGTGTGCCAGTAGTAGCCACCGTGCGGGCTTCTTTCGCTGCACCAAACAAACCAGTCACGTTAGTAACCAGTACAGATAAGCCTCGGGTCTTTGCTTCGTCTTTACGGTTACCAAACAGCAGGCCAGCAATCTTATCAATGAATAACTGCATCCCATCAATAAACTTGTTGCCTTTTTTAACAGAGGTCTCAAATACTAAATCGTTCAGGACATCTCGCTGGAAGTCCCGGTTAGTCATGCCCCAGGCAATGAATTCATGCAGGTCTGAGACCGCTTCCCGGTATTTCAGATCCAGAGTTACATCGTCACTGTTGTCGATCGAAGCCTTGGCTTTTTGTCTCAGGTTATCGAGATCGTTAACCAGCTCCCAAGCATCGCCGCGTTCTGAAACTGGCTTGGCTTGCTCATTGGCTACAATGCTTCCCAGTGCCTGGTGAACCAGTTCGTGCAGCACCAGCTCTGGACTAACGCCTGAGTGAGTGAAGTCCGGGCTCTTAATACCAATGTGCTCGTTTCCAGTCATCGGCTCATACCAACCCTTAGCGCGGCTTACGCCGCCCTGCGGTAGATCAGTCTCAGCGGTGTCACGGGTGATGTATCTGACGGGCAGATCGCTTTTCACGGTCTGCTTCAGAAACACCAGCAACTGCCGGTTGGTCTTGTCCAGATTGGTCCCGGTTGCCCGGAAGCGTTGATCCAGATAGCCCATGAGATCCTTAGCGGTCATCTCAGAGTTGCTTTCCATAAACGCTACCATGTCGGTATCGCTGTTGATTGCCGGTGTGCCAAGCTCGCCATAAGCGGTCTGCCGGGTGCCGTTGTAAACTGAGGCCAGGGCTTCTACTACCTGAGCATTGGCAAGACCACTTAGAGATCGGTCTGCTGCCAGGGCCAAAGTAGATTGCTGAGCCAACATAGCATCGCGTGCTGTGGTCAGACTTTCCTTCAGTTCAGGGCTGGTGTCTTCTGTTGCCAGCAACTGATCAATCAACGGCAGAACCGTATGGTTCGGTGCGTGCATAACACTGTTTGTGTTGGCCGGCCGGTTCTGCATACGGGTCAGGATGGCTGACTTCCAAGTAGCACGGCGCTTAGCCTGATCATTACCTGGAAACACTTTCTCCAATGTGGCATTAATCGACTTCAACGCTGGGTAAGTTTCAGCAATCACTTTCAAGCGATTGACGCCTTCGCGTTGTGTGGTGTCCCGGGTGCCGGTGTTACGAGCCAAAGTTTCCAGTTCGTTGAGCTTGGTGCTGAACCAATCTTTCAACGTAGCCGCTATTTCTTGTGGCTCAAAAGTCGCTTCAATATTTCGTGCTTCTGGGGCTGCCGGCAGCTTAGGTGTTTCAGGGTTACCCGTTACGGCAGTAGCGATACGTTGGCTCAAGGCCTGCATTTCTGCTGCTTTGGGGCCTATTGATTCAGCACGAACTTGCTCTAATTTATCCAGGGCTTCCTGACGTAACGCATCGGTTACTTGAAACTCGCCCCCTTCCTGAACGTATTGATCCACAAACGCCAGTATGCTCATAGTCTCAAGTTTGGTCATTTCAGCTTGATAAGCCGTTTGCGTAACGTCTTTCATTACGTAACTGATCCAATCCAGACCGGAAGCCTCAAATAACGCAGTTTCTACTTTATTAAGACGCCCAACATACTCCTCTTCCAATTTAGAGAATCGTTCCTGTAAAGCAGGGCTTTCCTCAATCATCGAAGCAAACCCACTCAACCCAGATACAGTACGCTCCAGCGTCGCCTTGATTTCCAACGGTACTGAAAACGACAACAAGACTTTGTGAGTTGCCTCGTTCAAGTTTTCAGCACCTTTAACTACATCAGCAATACTCAAACCGTTTGCGTCATAAATATTCAGTGCAGCAAGTTTCTCATAAGCGTAAGCCGAAATGGCACTGTCTGTAGAATGGATCATTAAAACCAATGTCCGTACACCTGGGTCTTCCAAGACCGATTTGTATCCCTTAGTTTTCATCGATTTGATGTCATTACCATCCGGTGTGTTGGCCGTTATAGATTTACCCAATGCCACTTCTTGGGAATAATTAATGTCTTCACTGAGCTTACGACTTTCTTTTGGTAGGAACAGGCCCGCATCCAGATCGTCTTCAACCTGCGACATCGCACTGTGTGTAACCGGTTTGAGGTCTTTTAACTGTTCCTCAATCTCTGCGATCTGAGTAGGCGACAAGTCTTGTAAGGGCTGAGGGTTAACCTCTCCCCGGTTGTTAGGCTTTTCGCCTCGGGCAGCCAGTTTGCCCTGCCCAATCAGACTTTCAACTTTCTGCTCTGCCAAGTGTTCAAGCATCGCGGTGTATAGCTGAGCTGAAACCTGGGCACCTTGATTCAATACCTTACGGCGCTCCAAGAACACACTAAACATTTCCTCCATAGTGGCTTTAACCGCATCGCCCAGTGTTTTATCAAAACCTAACCTAATAAAAACAAGTTGGGCTTCATTAAATTCGTATTCTTTTGCCTCCTCTAACGTAATGTCAGTAGAGATATTACGGTCTTTATTACGTATCAAATTATTTAACCTGTTCTGCCCAGACACGCACAGAATCTTGCTTCTGTGCGTCCGTATCATTAGACCTGGCAATGTCAGTTACTTTTCCGTAGGTATCGTGAATAAACTCGTTGAACATACCATTGATGCCGTTATTTATGGTTTGCCCATACATCATTTGAGTCAGTGGTGGTTTAACCGTATTACGGCCTGAAGAGGTAACTTGATTTTTCTTTTCGTTGAAAAACTCATCTTTCATAAACCGGATGGCAGCAGCCGTTGACGCAAATTGTGGTTTAGTCACAACAATCGACTTCATATTAGCGTCCATGACTTTAGCCGTAGACTCATACAGGTCTTCAGAACCTACAGCGGATTTATACGTTACAAAGTTTCTGTGATCGGACCCCTGCTCGTAGAAGCCTCCTTTATTGAGAAACGTAAACATTCCTGATGTTGTGTTCGCAGCGCCCAGCATCAACAACGTCAGCATAGGCCCGTTGGTCACACCATCGACTTCCATCATTACCATGTCAGGATCAAAGGTCTTCTGACCATTCTTTATCGCTTCTTCCATACGGGCTAAAGCGTGTAAGGCACTCAATGAGTGCATGTTTTGGCCAGCCTGATTAACGGCGTCTCTAATGTTTTCCTGGTCTGCGGGTAAGAAATCTTCTCCGTTTTGTTGTCTCTTAATAGCAGCCAACGCGGATTGGATGATTCGGCTCTTGAGCTTACGATCCAATTCAACCAGTGATCCTTCTGGACCATCCATTGGTTTTTGTCTGCTTTAATACCCAGGCCCAAAGCCACATTAGCCCGGAACAGTTTATTGAATTTACTGTTTCTAGCGGTGGATACGTTACCCGCCCATTTAGCCATGCCCATCAACTCCCTGTGCAGTTTACTGTTCTGGGGGTTAACGGTATTGGATAAAAGTCCTGCACGTTGGGTGATGTACACTTCAGGCATGAAGTAAAACGCCAGGTCATAAGCGTTTAGTGAGTCTGCGCCGTTGTCTTCTACAGACTTAACAAAGTCATCCCAATGCTCAATCTCACGCAACAGGCCGTCATTACGTCCCTGAATACTCAAACGCTGTGTTACATGGGCTGAGGCAACATCCTCAATACCTGCGATGGCTTCCCTAGTGCTACTGTCTAAGCTCTGCCACAAACCATTGAGATGAGTACGTACCTTCCAGGCTCGCTTGGCTTGAGCGTCTTCAATCTTAGCCCTGTGACTAGGGATACCTTGAGAGGTTTTCTTAGTCTTTTCCTGAGTAAAGTCTTCAGGCTCAAACGAAGGCTCTTTCAGTCCTGGCTCAACCCCAAAAACTTTATCCAGATAACCTTGTGTGTTGCGGGCTCTCTCGCCAATAACCTTGGCCGCGTCTACAGGGTCTTTTTTCGTAGACTCCCAATCCCGAGCCAGTCTGATAAAGGGGTGAGCCGTGTTAGGTGTGTCACCTTCCCGGTTTAATAATGCGTCATTTACTACGGGACGTTCTACCAAACCCTGATCTAGTAACAACGCTACTACATAGGCTCCCACGGCACTTTCAAGCTGTGCCTGTGAGTTTACAGGTGCGTCACTCAGGGCTTTTAGACCCAAGACTTTCACAGGCCTCTGACCCAAGCTGTTGATAACCACATTGGCCCGAGTGCCTTTATCACCCAACAGATTAGTTTCCTGGTCGGTAACGTCTGTAGCTCTTCGGCGGCCTAGAATAGCATTGATCTCTTCAGGTGGATTCATCCAGCTTTTGTTAGCGTTCTCCGCCACGTAGGTCCAGGCCGCATAGCTGATAGCAGTCTTAACATTCTCAGGTAGAGTGCCGTCTTTATTCACCAAAAACTGCATCATGTTTTTGTACTTAATATCCACCTTGTCTTGGACTTTGAAGATCGAATCCAGTGCCACGTTCCACGTAGTCGCTTTCTCTTGAAACTCAGCCATCATGTTGTCACGGGCTGCTGCACGTTCGGTCAGGTCACCACGGTCGTCCTGCACAAACTGGCTCAGAAGTGAGCTATCAGCGATCATCACAGAGAGGAAGTTCTTTACCTTAACCAGGGGTCGTAACGACACGCTGCCTTCTTTACCGGCTGTTTGGCCAAAGTACGCACCGATCAGGTTTTTACCCCGGAACTCGTTTGTAGGTAAGCCACCTTTTACCTGGGCTTCTTTCGTTTTGATGCTATCCAGGCGCCCAGACTCAATAACCGTCTCCACTACAGAGGCATCATATTCAGTAAGTGCCTGCTCAAAAGCTTCTTTGTTTGTCAGGCCCTCATATTTATTATCCTCAGCCGTGGCATCTGATTTCTTACTGGCTTTAATCTTTGTGTCAGCCTTAAATCTCAGTGCCTTAAAAGCGCGTTTTTGTACTTCTACTGTCTCAGAAGAAATTGTTGCTGTTTCTGGGTTTGCAGAATTTGCTTCCTCAATGACCTCTCCCAGTTCTTCCATGAGCTGAACCAGGAAATTACCTGTCGAGTTACCGTCACCGTATTTAGTAGCACTTTTTCTTGCACGCTCTTCCCGGCTTCCATCAATGCTGTCGATCTCTGTAGGTGCAACAAACCAGTTTGCAATAAGTGTTTCAAGCTCCGGTTTATATTCCTCTAACACAGCAGGATCACTAAGTACCTCACCGTATATAGACGCCAAGCGTCCTTGTAAAGTTGCAACATCAGATTCAGAGGGTGCCTTTTCTACATTACCTTTTGGGAACGTAAGGCCCATGAGTGACATCAGTAAACCAACGTCCATTAACTCGGACTTGAGTTCTTCTGTTACATGAGCGCCCTCAACGGTACTCGCGGTAACCAAGAACTTCTGGTTAATACTTGCAATGGTTTCTGCATAGATACCATCAGGTGTCTCAATAACCGGTGCCTCTTCTACGTCAGGTGCAACTTGGTTGTTATCAAGAACAGGCACACCTTCAGCAGGCGGTGGTAGCAGGTCTGGAGTAGTTTCTTGGGTCGCAAACATATCTGGTGTGGCGGTGTCGTACTCCGTGGCTTTTTTGCCAATGTCCGTTAAGAAATCAACAACCTCATCAATTTCCGCATTACCGGCTTCATAATCACTATCTTCTTTAAACGCTTTGATGGCTTCTTGAACCGCAGGACTTGGGTGCTTTTCCATAGACTCAAGGTTACCGCCCAACACATTGGAGGCTTCTAAATGATCTGTGTCTAATTTCTCAGCCAAGTCCTCTACTGCTTCTGTTTCCAAAGACTCGTCTTTTTGGGCTGCGTCGTAGATGTCTTGTACTTCTCTGTTAGTAGTTTGTAGACCCTTCCATTCACGCAACAGTTTGCGTAGATCTCGCACTCCTGCGTCGTTGGATTTACTAGGCTTAGCTACAGGTGCGTCAACGTCGTCCCTAACGACAGGATCACCGGTGGGCTCAGCGACAGTTCCTGATTCAACAGGCTCTGCTTGCGCTGGCTCCGTAACCGGCTCAGCTTTTTTGTTGCATCTTGCGTTTGGCGTTGGTCGGCTTGTGTCTCATCAATAGCAGTCTCCACAGTAGGTGAGGCAACTTCCGGTTGCTTCTTTGGTGTAGACGGCTGTGCCAGCCCTATCATGTTATCGACTTCCTGACTGGCGGCAATCAAGGCTTTAGCCTCAGTACGTACAGCTTGAACCAGATTCTTGGACTTCACGTTAACGACCAGGCCTTGGTTATCGGCCATCTCTTTACCACTGAGTTTATCCGGTGAGATCGACCAGCTACCTTGCGTCAACCCACGCACAACCTGAACTGGCTTACCAGTAGACTGGAATTGTTTCATGGCCTGACGCAAGGCTTTAGACTTGTTGTCATGGCCTTCTGAAAAGGCTTTAAGGTCGGCCGCATACGCCTGGGCCACTTCCACATCCCCTGAACTCAGGGCACTGTTAACCAGTGAACGGTAATCCTGAATACCCCGGAAACCGTCCGCACCTTTGATGATGGCGTTTTTGGTTCGATTAAGAGACTTGGCATCATCCTGCTTCTGCATAGAGTCAGCAAAAGAAGTCAGGTACTTTCTCTGCTCGCCTGACAGACCGTTGTCGGTGTCTTCAACCATGGCCTGTGCATCGACTATGGATAGGACATCCGGGCTTGCCATGGACTGTGTGACGAGCTTGCCGGCTGCTTCTGCCCGGGCTTCTGGTGCTACGGCTTCACGATCCTTGGGATCACCAGTAACACCGGCTGTTTCTTTTAACGCCTCAAGGTCTTCAATGGTTTCAGACTGTGTGATTGAATCGCGGAATTGTTTGAGCGTGTCAAACACTTCCTGGCTTTTCTTCAACTGCTCATTAACCACTTTCTGCTTTTTACCGGGAGCTGACTCGGCTTCACTAATACGAGCCGTAAGCATGTCAATGTTGCCTTGGATTTCGGCCACCTTAGCGGTATCCGATTCCCCAACCAGCAATTCATTCTGCTTACTAAGTTGACGCTTCTGACGGGCAACGGCCTCATCAGTTGCACCTTCAGCAGTGGCTTGACTATCCTTCAAATCAGACTCGGCTGATCTGTACAGTTCTTCTACCTGGGCAATGTTCTTTGTTCGCTGCTCAGGTGTAGTTGTTTCCTGCTGGTTAATAACAATCAGGACACCGGCCGCTTTAGCCAGATCATAGTTCTTACTTTCAGGATCGGTGTAAGGTGTGATGTCGTTTGCATCAACGGCTGCTTTAAAAGCATCAGTCTGTGTTTTAATAGCTTCAAGTTTCTTCTTCTTGAAAGCAGTGCCGGCATCACCGATCTCTTTTGCAATCGTAGCCGGAGCAGCAAGACTGGTACCAAAGCTGCCGCCCAAAACCAGATCAGCAAAAGTGTTTTCAGTCAGATCTCGATCACCACCAATCGCATCATTAGATCCAAATCGAGCACCTACGGTTTCACTAACTTCTTGCGTGCCTTCTGCTGTACCGGATATGCCAACAGTTTTAGTAAACCGGGTTAAGACGTTGCCTTTAAGGATGCCCTGTAATGGCTTCAGTATGTATGCAGTTGCCATACCACCAGCGCCACCAATTATTGCACCCGGCACAAAAGCAGCCGCACCGGCTGTTTTAGCTGTTTGACGTTGTGCTTCTTTATGGTCGAGACCTTTATCCAATAGATCCAGATACAAATCAGACTCTGCCGACAACTCTTCTGGGCTCATGGCATTAACGTAATCTTCAGCCTCTGTTGCCTGTGAGCCACCAGCTTGTAAACCACCCACCAAGCCCATAGCAATTGAAACCTTAGCAGCACTGCCTGCCAGTAACGTAGCGGCCTGGGGTGCAAATTGTCCAAGGACTCCAGCCAGATGACCCATAAAACCTTCAACACTGGCGTCCTCACCCATGGACCAGGAAGACGGGTCAAGAGCACTGCCTGTAGGTGTACTGTCTATCATGGCTTGTTTGAAGTTTTGATCTTGGCTTGAATCGATAGTCTCTGCCATTTCTTTAGAAACATCTTCAGCACTTTGAAACCATTCGCTAGGAGCCGTAACACCGGCATCTGCCAGGAAATCATTAGCTGCACGGGCCTCATCCCCAAGGCCCAGTGCTTCGATGTCATTAGCAACCGTGTCACCTAATGCCTCAACAAGATCACCAACACCACCAAATGCCGAGCCAATGCCTTTAACAACGCCTCCGGAGACTTCCTTAACCATGTTGGAGTCTGTACCAAAACCCGCAATTTGGTTACCTAGTTGCGCTTTAAAGGCTTTAGTCTCTTCAGCTTTTTTCTAACGCAATCTTCTTTTTTCTAGCAGCTTTTGCAACCGCAAATTCTTTGGTCTGTAAAGTGTCACGCACCTGGTCATACTTTGTGGTGTCTATTGCGTTGGTAGCTGCTTCGTAATTAGCTTGTTCAAAGTAAGATGACGGATCAAAACCCTTTTTCATAGAAAAAGCGGCCTCACTTTCCTGCTCGGGAAGTGAGGCTTGCTTTTGTTGTTTAGGTGAGGCATCAACTGGAAACTGTGCTGCAACTTCTGCCTCCATATCGGGCGTAGCTTCAACGGTATTATCAGTCCCAAACCCAGAGTAACCGTAACGACTGCGTATATTATTTACATCAGCGTACATATCCTTTACGGCTGAAGGATCATTTGATGAGTTAGCAGCAACCAAGGCTTGTAGGCTTTTAGTATTAACGTCGTCTTCTGCAATCTGCTCCATCGTACGGTAATCTGGCATACATCAACCTTATTAAGTGCGGGGACGTGGAAAGTTTGGAATAGCCATTGATTGGTCAGGTGTAGCGCCGGCCCGCTTTAAACGATCTGCTCGGCTGACAGCCTCTTCATTACTTATTGGCTCACTACTATTTGATTTGATATCTTCAAGAATTTCTTGTTTTGCCTCTGCCCTTGCCGTGCCAGGACCGGGCGTGCTCCGCTTCGCCGTTGCCCTTGCCGTTGCCGTTGCCGTTGCCCTTGCCGTGGATCTTTCGAGCATACTAATGGTTGACGCCAACCGATCATTACGATCAGCCGTACCACCACCAATACCGGCGTTGCGAAGTGCGGAAGCATTTATACCATCCACCATTTTGTTGTAGTCATCAAAGCGTTGTTTGCGGCTACCAAATCGGTAGTTTCAATCAAGTCCCCCAGTGCTTCATCAAACTCCGTATCAATCTCAAAGAAGTCATCACCAACGCTTTGTGCAGCCATTTTTAATAAGTTGTGGGGGTACCTTGATGAAGTTACCGTCGTCGAATACATCGATACCTTTAGTACTGCCGGCAGCAACATAATCCGCAATAAAGTCTTCTACTTTGTCACGGTTATTTGTGAAGTTAGAACCTTCCTGGGTAAGCTCATCAACCATAGTAGAAGCAACATCCAACGGGCTACCTACGTCCTCATCACTGCCTTTCCAGACGTTATTTTCGATTTCAAAGGCCTTACCAGCACGCTTAATAGCTGTATCACGTTCACTCTTCTCTCTGGGTCCCAGTTGTTCTGTCCGACCTGCATAATAATCAGATGTTATTTTGGCACGTTCTGCCTGAGTCAGATCTGGGTACTGCTCAATCACAGACTGAGTTAGCTGATCAGCAGTCTGTGTGTCACTGCTTACACCGATTCCTTGACGTTTTACTGCTTCACTAAACAACTTTATATCAGCAGGGTTGGCACCTTCATAAACAACCTGACCGCCTTCACCTACAGATAGGCCAAATTTCTTGGCGGTATTTTGAAAACTAATGCCCATTTGTTCGTCAACAGATTCCTGATCGGCTAGTGTATTATTGATAGCCGTATTAATATCTTCGGTTTTTGAAGGGCATCTTTTTCACGCTTCCACTCGGCGCGGATAATGTCACGCTTATCCTTGGCAAACTCACGATCTTTTTTCTAATAATCTCAGCAGCTCGGTAGTCAGCTACACCGGTAATCTGCTGTTGTAATTGTCCAGCGTTAGCAAAGTCATTATTATCTTTAATGGCTTGAGCGCCTTCCATGTCACGGGCAGCGATTCTTTCTTTAAACTGGTTCAAAGCATCGCGGTTACCGAACGCTTTCTCCGATGCGGCGTACTCCCGGTTGGCTGTTTGGTCTTTCCGTAGCCCCGTCACCCGGTCTGTAATAGCGTCAGAATCTGTCTTGTCACGATTGATCAAGTTACCGAACTCGCTACGCATGTTGGCCACTTGGCCCGACTCTTGAGCCGCTGCCAGTTCCTCGGGTGAACCGAACTGCGACAGTTGATCCATGAACGCCTGTGTGTTGCGATCGGTACGGCCTTTCTCGAAGGTATCCTTACCTTGTCGAATGGCATCAACGCCTTCTGTAAGGGACTCACCTGCACGACCCAGTGTTTCAGACACACCTTCAAAGTTAGGGCCGTTTAGTTTTCCAAGTATAGGCATATTATTTGATCCCGTTTTGCTTCATGTATTCGTCCGGGCTCACATAAGAATCTGGTTGCTCGGCGTACCGGCGTCTTTGTCTATCCCGTAGTTGTGTATTAGTGGTTTGCTTCTGGGCGCCGTAGTTCTTGTTGAACGATTGTTTTTGGAAGTCCAACTGATCCTTGGCAAGGCCAAGTTGCTTCATGCCCATGAAACCTTGTAGACCAGCAGACACGCCACTTAACGCCAGGTTGCCCCAACCGCCTTCACCCAGCATGTTGTCCATAAAACCACCACTACTTCCATTAGCGCCCATAGTGGTTTTACCAGGCCCGCCCCACTCACCCATAAGGTCGGCAGTGTAACCACTTTTGAGCCCGCCACTTGGGTTAAGAACACCAGGACCAGGACTAACGTAATTTAGGATTAAAATGCCATAAAAAGTATCCCTACTAAATTATTGAACGTTGGAAGCTGTACATTAATATCTACATACGATTCTATATAATCAAAAGCAAGTGTGCCGATGTTTCCTGAATGTACGGTTCTATTATATAGATCATCAGGTGATTCACCTGGATTTATAGTAGGGACCATACCTGTAAATGAACGAGGGTCAAGTAAATCATAACTGTTTAATAAGTTATCAATTTCTTCTAACTCTTCCATTTTACTTTCTGCTAACAAGGCAAACTCTTGTGCTTCTGATTTATACTCCAGTATCTGTTCTTGCATTAATTGCGTTGACGCATTAACCAACCCATTTGCCGCCTGTATGGCGTAGTTTACCCATTCAGCATCAACTGCTACGCCATAACCTGCCGCAATAAAAGCAGCAACAGCAAGAACAATAGTTACATCCAATCCTAATTCATCAGCAACCATCTTAATAGCTGTGGTTACTGCTGTTGATATAGCGTAACCAACGGCCAAATGAACCAGTACATAAACTGCCACCATACCGTAAGCACCTGCTAGCATAGCCCCTCCTATAGGTGAAGCAGCACCGGCCGTTGCTATTATTATTATTACTGCAACAATAATCATTAATATCTGGAAAACACCCGTCTGATACCACTTGACGGTTTTTGTTATTCGAGAGTTCATAACAAAATGAAGTGACCGTGAGAACAGTACTTCCTTATGATCAAATCGAAGTGTTTTAGCAATGGTGTAATCAATCGGAATCAGCAACTTGTCTGAACCAATATTGGCGGTAATGCCTTTACTACCGAAGATGTTGTAACGCATCTGTAGGTTATCAACGATGATCTCATCGTATAGGTTGGTTTGGACCTGGTGCCGGTAACGAAGCAGATCAACTACGTAAGTCTCCACAACCTCTTCACCATTACACGTTCTATCTTCACCAGAGCCCGTACACACGTTACGCCAAACAGTACGTGTGCGGTTTTCTTGGATAATCTCATGGGTGTAGGTATCTACCTCACCGATCGACCCGCCCTGGCGCCGGCGCTTGAGGTTGGAAAAACTCAACGTACAGTCAAAATCGGCATCTTTAAATCGAACGGCGTGATCAGGACGTGTGTGGGTAATGCCACCAACAGATTGAAACCGACTGGTGTTTGGGCTTTTCAGGTAAAGCCAATTAAAAAATTTGTACAGGTATTCAATCTCTTCTGAGTTTTCTGAACTGGCCGGTACCGCAAACATCATGACGGCCTGATCCAGCTTATCGATGTCTGGGTTTTCATGAATCGTATCGCCCAGCTCCTGGAAGTTCATACCCAATTTACTCACCAAATCATCAGTGCTTTTGTACTCCTCCGTGTCATGGTATTGCGAAGCTGTGCGGTTGGTATCGTTGTGTCGAAACAGGACCGCTGGCATGAACGTGCCACTGGCTTCTGTATCGTTGTCATGTATGGCGTCCAGTATCGGGTAGACGCCGCCGCCGTATTCGTAAGTGAAGTAACCAGTAATGGTTTGCCCACTCACGGTATACCGGTATTTGGCCTGGAAGTACTCCACATCCTCATCGAAACTTTCTAGGTTGAAAAACAGCGTACTTTCGTAACCGTCTTCCTCAACCAAATGCACCATGACACCATCTGATATAGCGCCACCCATTTGCCATACAGGTGCTTTGTATCGGCGCTACGAGAAGGTATGTACCGATCCTGTGGGTGTCTGCCCCAGACTTCCATTGTGCCATCGTCAGGGGCTCTTTCAGTCTCTGACGTGGCCGTGGCATCCGGGCTTATGGCGGTGGTGTTGATGTATCCCACCATATCTTTGACCCAGACCTTATGGCCTTTTTGGTCAGACAATGTTTTCACTTCATTGGTGAACTCATCGTAGCCATAATCGGCGGTTAGCTTTTGCCAACCCACATGCAGATTGTTCATCGGTGCAAAGTAGAAGTAGTCCATGCTAATGGCCTGGCCCACTTCAAGCTCAAGGATATTCTTGAGGGTCTCTTTACCATCTGAGGCGTCCAGAATGCTGGCTTCTAGGGTGCCGTAAATATAGTCGCCTCGGGCCGCAGCTCGGTAAGCACGCTCAGCTTTTAAAGAAAAACTCTGCATCGCATTATTGACGATCGTATGGGTAATGCGGGTGTCGGTAAAAATCGAATCAATCACATTCTTTTGTCGTAAATCGGGTATTTGCGAATCGCCTATAACCCGAGTTATCTCGGTACCGACATACGTTTTTTTCTTACCGCTAAAAATTCCCATACGTGTGCCTTTTTTGCCTGAATACAAAGAAAGGGGCCGTAGCCCCTTTCTTATTGCGTGAATAAATCACTACTGCTTATGTTGGTGGTGTCTGCCTGATCCCATCCAGCAGCATACTAATGGCTTCACCAACTTTTTCGTCTCCTAGATTATTACCGGTATCAACACCGTCAGCACTGCCGGCGATGGTGGTACTGTCCATCGTTTTACGGACGTTCCAAGTATCGACCATTAGCTTGGCAGCTTTCTGCTCAGCGTCCCGGACGTACCCGTTTTTCTGGCCATCGTACAAGGCGATCTGCTTGCCTATAACACTGTTTTCACTAATACCTGCACCTGTCGTCTGGGCTTGCTCAGTAACCTTTTTCTGGCTTAGTAAAGCGGTCTCTGAAATGGTCTTGAGCTTCTGCTCATTGATCAGGTCAAACTCAGCACTGAGCTTGCACTCTTGGGCGGTCAGTACCGTACCCTCGATAATGGCGTTAGCCGTTTGCTGCTCAGTCATTGAAGTCTGGGCCTCAATCTGAGTTTTCTGTGCAGTTTGAGTTTCTACTTGCGAATCAATCAATTCACCCTGCTTGGGGATATTCAACCCTTCGGCAGTTAGGTTTGCGGTTTGAATTTCAATGCGGCTATTTTCAGATGCCAAATTCAGTTTTTGTTGTATTTGTACTGCGTTTTGTGAATCAATCAATTCACCTTGTTTAGGTACGTTTAAAGTCTCGGCTGATATTTGATCTGTCTGAGCAACTGTTAGGTTATTTTCAGTTACCAAATTTACTGCTTGCTGTTCTTTTACAGTTATTTCGGCATCAATTGCCGCACCCTGTTTAGGGATATTGAGTGCTTCTGCAATCAGGTTTTCTGACTGTTGCTCTGTTAACGTGGTCTGTGCCTCTGTCGCCAACTTATCAGCCAGCATGTTGATCTTCTGTTGTTCTTGGACCTTTACCTGCGCGTCTATTAGTTCACCCTGTTTAGGGATGTTGAGTGCTTCTGCAATCAAGTTTTCTGTCTGTTGTTCAGCCATGGCCGTTTGAGCCACAATCTGGTCACGCGTTGCCACCAGGTTTTGTGTCTGCTCTGCGATTTGAAGCTGGTTCAGTGCTTCAGATTCAATTTGCTTCTCAATCAACTGGGCCTGTAGGTCCACCTGTTGCTGTTGCAAAAGGAATTGCAATGATTGGCTCATCACAGACTGCATGGCCCCGAGGTAGACCGTGGCATACTCAGAACCTTTGATACGGTTCTTTTGGTACTCTACCTGGATGTGGGCATTGGTGGCTTTCATTAGCCCGTCGAAGACGCCAGTCCCGTCTACAACACCTGTCGTCAGGTCGGTTACCGTAATTGCTGTCATAAATCTACCTCACTTTTCCAGTGTATTAAGTGGTGGCTGCTGTGCCTTTCGCCATAGCCTGACGTTGAGCCAATTCTTTCAACTCGTCAGCAGTCAGCGGCTCAAGCTCCACAACACTGAACTCACGGATCAATTTACCTTCTTTGATGGGTCGGCCTTTCGGACCTTTTCGTGTGGTAAAGATTTGGCACTGGGCCTGCTTGATCATATCGAAAATGATGCGGGGCACATGCCATTCAGTATCAAAAGGTACAACTTTACGGAAGGTACCAACGATGCCGTTACCGGCCATAAAAAGCTGGTTGTCGTAATCCCGTTTATGCGGGTTCATGCACGTAATTTGGACGCGAACTTGTTTTGACGCTTCACGCTTCATACGAAGGCGAAAGGCGGTTTTACTTTCAGGCTCGTCTTCAGTTTCTGTCTTGTTAAGCTCAATATCTGGTGTAGTAGCGGCCGCCACTTTTTCAAGCAACTTACCCAGGCCAATGCTCGGGTGATATGCAACGCCAATCGTATCGGCATGCGTCTTCAACTCTTCCAATTCGTTTGGGACAGTAGGCTCTTGTGTAGTCGTAACGTCGGTCATCTAATTGGCTCCAAACTTCAAAATAAAGGCTAAGGGGCGGCGAACCACCCCTTAGTAATCAACTACCTACTACTTACAGAACAGCGGCGGTTTTAATCATCGCAATACGCTCTGCACGCTCAAGCAAGAAGCCGTAGAACCATTTGATGGACATGAAGCCTGTCTCACCATAAGGGTCCATGGCATAGCTTGCTTCTGAGCCCGGCTTGCTGTGTTTGATCTTGAACTTCACGGTCTTACCATCGGTCTGAAACCAATAGTAGAAAGGAAGCATCACCAACCACCAGCATCGGAAACAACGTCGTAGGCATTGCCAGTTTCGTAATGAGTTGAGGTATCTGATGCGTTAGCACCAGCGCCTGCGAACTTCATCATTTCGGGAACGACCACAATACGGAAGTAACCAACAGTACCGATTTCACCGTTCAGAATAGTGCCGCCGGAGCCGTACTTCTGGACTGGGATAAAGGCTTGATTACCGTGCAGATCCGTCATGCCTTCGATAGTAGGTTGCATCTCGGAACCAACGTACATAACGCGGCCGCCCGGAATGGTTTTGGTATCAACCAGGCGAGTACCGGTAATGACTTTGGTTTGCTTGGGAGTACGGTTCTGATCCAGGTCAATGGACAGTCGCAGCAAGTCGTCATACGTGACGATAGACGTGGCATCTACCGTATCATCAGAGCTTGCAGCACCGGCGTATTTAACAACGCCTGCTGACATCAACAGATCGATTTGCAAAAGGTCTTCGGTAATTTCACCGGCACCGTTGAGCATTTCGCGGTTGATGTGCATCAGCAAATCCGCATCACTGTCGAAGTCCATGGATTCCTGGGTGTATTCATCAAAGAAGCCAAACTTGGAAATGGAGCCTTCAATTTCCTTACGCTTGAAGCCCACACGGTTAACCCGGCCGCCAGATTCAGAGAGCACCGGCATCTTGCCTGGGATAGAACCTACGTCCTTGCTTGAGCCATACAGGTTACCGTCAACAAGTTCTGAACCGCCAGCGTCCAGGCCTTGATCGTTGTTGTTCTCGTCATCAAGCAAGGGCAGATACTGGTACATCTTCATGGTTTTACCCATGTGCTTAGGCATGGAGCGTACATTGGCCAGTTGGCCGAAATGCTGCTCACGACGCATCTCAATAAGAGCGCGTTTTTCATAAACATCAGTACGGATCTGAGTACCGACTTGCGACTCATCACCACCGGCTGGATCGTTATATTGTCTAGGCATAAAATTTCCTTACTTACATGAGTTGATCGTTGTACTGCTTTTCGTACTCTTCATCAGACATAGCCAACGGGTTAATGTCTGGAGCCTTAACAGCAGGTTTAGCTTTGGTGGAGCTTGCAGCTCGCTTCTTACTTTTCAGGGCCGGATTGTCGACGGCTTTTCGAGCGGAGGTGACTGTCTGCTTAGCAGGTGGCGCTGACTCTTGGCTTTCGCCAGTGGAGACAAACTTGCCTTGCTTGTGCATTGCATCGCCGGTTTGCGAATAAGCCTCGTAATCTGAAAGCCCTTTTAAGCGACCTAACGCACGTTCACGTTCAACCTCATTACTGACCTGCTCATAAATTCCACTAGCTACGTGGTCATTGATTACAGTTAGCACTTGGGGGTTGTTAGCGATCGTTTGCTTACTTGCTTCGTCCCACTTATTGCTGACAACGCCAATGGTTTTTGAATAGGTCGGTGAATCTGCAATAGATTCCAGCACCTCGTCCAGTTCCATCTCACGATCATCTACATTGTAAGTATTGGGCTTGTAGTCGCTGTCGGCATCGGTATCCACATCTAAGGGATCGACGCCGCTGTCTTTAATTAACTGCTTAATAGCACCTGGATCTTTCTTGTGTAGATCGATCAGGTAATTCAATTTGCCTTCGTCCAGGAGACCATTGTTCTCCAGAAGTTTTACGGTCTTCAAAGATGGCTTTAAACCTGCCATCTTCTTGTTGTAATTGGCGCCCATTTTCATGAGCTGCATGGCTTCGTCTGTATTCTTGACTTGCATTTCCTTACCGTTTGCACGGAAGGGAGCCAGCAATTTGTTGTATTCAGCTTCGTAATTAATGGGTTCGGCTTTCTCTTCGGTTGTATCAGCCTTGTCTGCTTCTTCACCAGGTTCAGTCTCGGCAGTCTTATCGGCTTCAGGGGCGCCCTCTTCAGCCTCACCCTCGCTTTCTGACTCGGCAGCTTCACCTTCTTCTTCTTCTGTTACATCCTCCGAGTCAGAGGCCTCTGCTGTCGCGCCGGCCTCATCCTCGTCGGTATCCGTGTCTTCTTCCTGGTCAGCTTCTGGGTCGTCGTTTTCAACAGCATCAGCTTCGGGCTCAACAATTTCTTCAGCTTCAAAAGCATTCGGGTCCAGCTTTTCAAACTCGCCGTCAGACATACCCAGTGGAGAAGTATCTTGCTCTTGGTTATTGTCTTGAGTTGATTCTGGCATTAGTCAGCTTCCTCGTTACGCAACTCTTCAAGTGACAACTCACACTCAACAATGGCTTCTTTTGCCATAGTGGCTTTGTGTTCAATTACGGTGAAGAACTGAGCCAATGAACCAATAGCGTCGATGTCCCGGATAATGCTTGCCTGGTCTGTAGCAGCCTGCATTCCTGGGGTAGATTTCAGATGAACAAGCCGCACTGCTTCTTTAGAGAAGTAGCCGTCAACAATGATTCGCTTAAAATATTTGTTATTTTTAAGTTGAGCGAGATCCTTACTAAGGTCCACAAACTCTTTGGCTTCTTTCATGTTCAATTCAATATCGTGTACTTCGCTATGGCTCATAATGATCCCTGATAAGTGGTTAATGTATTACTGTCATCTACCTTGTAATAAATGACAGTAATACAATTTGAATTATTTATCCAAATTTTTAACTACCTCTATTTAAGTAACTTTTTAATTCTTTACGGTCTTCATCCTGTTTATCCAGTTCGTGATCCAGTAGTTTTAGTTTTCCCTGGCTACGGGCCTGTTCACCACTCTTCTGTAAATCACGTTCTTGGGTAACACCGGATTCCTGCTCGACGTAATCAAGATTCTTTTTATCGGTATCACTTTGTAGGTTCTCTGCCTTAGCACCGGTTTCCTGGGCTTTGCTCATATCAAGCCGAGCTTCGGCATTGTTTTCAACTGCCTTAGATTTTGTTTCTTCGATCTGAGCGCGTAACAGTTCAATCTCAAGTTTCTGCTTCTCTTCTTCAAAGGGATCAGGCTTGGGCTCGTACTCTTCGAGTTCTTTAACCAGGTCTGGCATTTTGCGAAGGCGGGCAATGTTGATCAGGATCTTGAGCACGATGCTGAAGTCCACTTTATTGCCCAGGGTTTGTAGCATGAAGGCCATCTCTTTGGCCTTGTTGTCATCTTCCTCAGCGGTTGAGATCGACAGCTTCAGGTCGTACTCTCCGGCCAAGTCATCACGACGAATAGCAACAAACTCATCGTTGGTAATTCGTACAACCTCTTCCTCGTCCAGGAACTCGGCATTCATGCTGATGAACTTGCGACCAATTTCAACGATGCCGGCAGACAGGCGCCGTAGAATGCCCAACTCACGCTTGGAAGCGGCGTCCAAAGCACCACGTACACCGGCCGCTACATCGCCCATGGCCTCGCCTGAAACGCCCTGACTGAACGACTGGACGCCTGTGAGAGAGTCAGCTTCCTGGTTCTGCTGCTGCAACATGAACTGTGCAGAGTTGGGAATCTCCGGGTAGGTGTGCATGAACATACCCAGCCGTGGATCAACGTTGCCGTTGTACTCATAGTCTTGGCCGTTGCGGAATCGGCGCTTGTTAACCGCATCCAGAGCGTCCTTACGGGTACCAACCTGACCGTTGGCAGAGCGACCCATAATGTCGATCATGCCTCTCATGGTGGCGCCCAGAATCTTCTGGTTGTCTTCCAACAGGGCACCGTCCGGCTCGCCGTGGATCGCTTTACGTTTTGGTAGGTATTGAACAATGACAAACGGCAGCTTCTGGTCCGGGAAGGGGTTCTCCTCCATACGGATCATCGTGTCGCCTACCCAGGCAGCCACAATCGGCTTGACGATGCCCGAGCCATCAATGTCCCAGAAGCCCCAGTATTCGTGGACCACCATCTTTTGGCGGGGCTTGTCGGCAAAGGTGAAGTTGCTTTCGTTATCTGTGGCATGGTCTGACTGAGCCAGGGGTGATGCGTTGCTCACAACAATCCTGTCCAGGTTTTTGTATTTACCGTCTTTTTTCAGTTGCGAAAGCGACGACTCAAAGCTGTAGATAACAAAGCCCGCTTTATCGATGTCACCGTTACAAGTGGGATCGATAATCACATTGCGGAAGTCGCAGACTTCCGCTGTTGGGTAGTTCTTCAAAGTACGGGTCAGCTCTTTTTTGCTTGAGCCAACAAGAACAGCCTGAATGGGTTCCCCAGAAGCTATCGCCGTTTCATGGGCTTCTTGCAGTTCGTCCGGGACTTCAGAATAGTACTCACCCGGGTTTTCCTTTTTCATCTGAGCCAATTCTGCGTGTAATGGCGCATACTCAGGATTAACCACAAACTCGTAGTCGTCAGTTACTTCTTCGTATTTTTCTTCTTCAAATTCCCAACCAACACGACAAATAATCGTACCTTCGTCAACACCGGTACGTACATACTCATCGATGTAATTTTACTTTCTTCATACGAGTATTAAATTGATTGTTAAGTAGCAACTGTATTTTGAATTGAACCTGCTTTATCTTCCCAAGTAACGGGGAACCTGAACATTTCTGCTGTACTTAGGAATGGCTCAGACAATGCAGCGTAGCGCCA